GTTGAAATCGATCAAAAAATATAGTCCAACAGAATTGAAATATGAAAAAAAAATAAGCGTGAATTTCAATAAACAACAATATTTCTTTAAAATAAGTGATATTCATTATGAAATAGATATGTCTTTATTGGGTTGTAATTCAAAAATATTATGGCACGAAATTTACTCGCAAATTATTGACATAATATCTGCTAAAATAGATAAATCCGGTATAATTGTTTGTAAAAATTTTCATGAAATTCATAGTGAATTGTTGGAAAATTTTTATAGTTATATACAAAAAAATAATACGTTGATGGTTGATTTGAAATTTATAATTATAACGAAAGAACTCAGTTTTATACCAGATAGTATTTTGAATTGTTGTGAAATTATACATGTAGCTAGACCTACAATGACAAATTACATAAAATGTTCGAAGAATAAGATACTAAATTCTTCTTCCATTGATTTAGAAAATATATCAAACATAAAAAATCTACATTTTTATAATGAACATTTGATGAGTCCGCACAAAATTATATGTAATAAAATTATTTATGCTATTATTGATATAAATAATATGAATTTTTTGAAATTTAGAGATGTTTTATATGATATTCTAATTTATAACTTGGATATATCAGAATGTGTTTGGTATATTTTATCTACACTAATAGAAAAAAATATGCTAAAAAATGAAGATATATCCACAATTTTAATGAAAACCTATTGTTTTTTCCAATATTACAATAACAATTATAGACCAATTTATCATCTTGAAAATTATTTATTGAGTATAGCAAAATTAATAAACAAGTATTGATTTTACCGGAGTCTTTGTATGTTCATATAATTTGTAAACCTTGAACGTATTTTGGCCTGATTGTTATTAAGGTCTCTCAAACGATTCCTTGTGGTTGAACAATTGGATAATTAGCCTGAGCCAAAGCACCGAAAGAATGAAAATCTTTGGATACTCCTGTCCAGTATGATATAGCACTAGTGCGAATTTTTCCCATATATACTTAGATAATATTATAATTTTGCGTTGTAAATTAGAAAATTATAATATACATGTCACTAACACTTAAAATTTACTTTAGAAAACAATTAAATACGTGAAAATAAATACAAAATGGACATAAAATTAGCATTTGAAATTTTAGAAATTGATACTTCGCAAATAAATTATAAAAATATAACACTAAAATTTTTGAAAAAAAAATACCACAAATTAGCTCTACAAAATCATCCAGATAAAAATGGGAATACGAATGAATCGAAAATGAAATTTCAAAACATCAATGATGCTTATCATTATTTAATTAAAGAGTTGAATTGGTTAGAATATGATGACGAAGAAGAAATTCATCAAACGCAGCAGCAGCAGCAGCAGCAGCAGCAGCAGCAGCAGCAATCACATCAGCAATCACATCAGCAATCACCCTACATGGAATTATTACAAATATTCACGAGAGGTGTATTTGAAGGTAAATACAATGATTTAATATTTAAAATAGTAGAGGATATTGTTTTAGGTTGTAAAAAAATATCATTAAAATTATTTGAAGATTTGGATAAGGATACATGTGTGAAAATTTATAGTTTCCTTTCTAAATATCAGAAAACGCTTCATATAAACACACTCACTTTAGAAAATATGAGAGAAATTGTACAAGAGAAATTCAATAACGTGTTAATATATAAATTGAACCCTAGTATTAACGATTTAATTAATAATAACATTTTCAAACTGAATGTTTTTGATGAAATATGTTATGTTCCTTTGTGGATTAAAGAATCATATTTTGATATTTCAAATTGTGAAATCATAACTTTGTGTGAACCCGAATTACCTGATAATATTTTGATTGATGACAATAATAATTTATATGTTAGTAAAAGAATTTCAATAAAAGATGAATTGATTGAATTAATTCAACATGGAGGCGAGTTGAAAATATACATTGGTGAAAAAGTATTTGAGATATCTACAAAAGAGTTGAATATGAAAAAAGAACAAGTATATGTTATAAAAAATATGGGTTTATTAAAAAATGTGGATGATCTAGATTTTGAGACGTATTTTGATGATCAAAAAAATAAAGACTTATTTAAAAAAGCCGATATAATTGTTAATATTGAGTTTTATTGATCCCCTCCATTTGATCTAAAAAGCATTGGGTAAATCATAAAAATTGCTATTTCCATAAAATAGATAAGAGAACACTTTTTGGAATAATCCAATATTTGCGCCATTATCAGTCCCTCTTGAACTCTTTATATTTTCACTCTGTGTTAGATTCGATATTCCGGGAAACATACATGAAATATTTTTTTGTATTTTTTTTAGATAAAATGGTAGTTCATTATTTTTATCTAACACTTTGTTGTAATCTTCATAGTAAGATAAAAGCTCTATATCATCTTTGTGAGTTATTTTCATTTGTATTCGTAAATTGTCGGGTTTTTCATTCAAAGCACCTACATGAATTAAATTAGCGTTGAATAAAATAATGTCTCCTTTGTTACAGAGCAGATTCATAACTGAATTATGAAAATTTATATTGTACGAATTTACGTTTTTATGGCTAGATGGTATAACACCCAAACATTTATCCATATCTTCAATAAATAATAGCATTGTATAAGAGGGATATTTTTGTCCTTTGTTGAAAAAATCACCGTTATTATCGCGATGACAAGTATGAACGCTCGACTTTTTTATTATCCATATATAATCTTGAAAAACATAATCGTCTTTTGAGATGCTAACTTTATTTCTGCTATTATCCATCTCTCCATTTATTTTATTGAATACTTTATTTTGTAAATCTTTATTGTTCAATAGATATTGTTTAACATGAGAATAATTATTATTTACGCAATGTTTTTTTACATTTTCAATTTCTTCTTCTTTCAATACATTTTTTATTATACAAAAACCATGTTTATGTAACTCGTAGTTTTGATTAGGAAGAGATTTATTGTCTTTCATGATAGAAGCTATGAATAATAATGTTATGGTTAACGTTATGGTTAACAAAAATAAAAAAATTATAGTATTGCGAAATGATTTCATAAATTGATGTGGAATTTATATATATTTTATATTATTATTTTTATTAGTGAAATAATAATAAAAAAAGGTTATTTATTTACTTTACATACAAAATACAAATCTATCTAATTTAAGCATCTGATTTCTTCTTAACAACTCGCTTCTTTACAACCTTTGGTTCTTCAAGAGGAGGAGCTACAACAGGAACCGGAGCTGGTGCTGGTGCTGGTGCCGGAGGCTCAACAACTTCTTCCTCTTCGTCTTCTTCTTCGACTTCATCATCGCTATCACAAACAATTGATGAAACTTGAACCGAAACTGGTTCACATTCTAATTCATCATCCTTAACGGTTTGAGTTTTTAACTTTTCCTTGTCTTGAGGCTTCAATCTGATATGACATTGTCCTTGTAGTTGAGCCTTTGGCTTTTGAACAACAGCTTGAACAAGTTTCCAACTAGCACTAAACTTACCATTTACAAACCAAAGTCCAGCAAATTGAATCAAACAAGCGATATTTGATCCTTTCTTTAAATAATCAAGAGGTGTAGCAATTGGATTTTCAGAACTTGGATATAATTTATTTGAATCTTCGTCATAAATTTCTGATTTCCAAACGCCATCCCATTGTGGCAACTTGATTCTAATAGTTGGTTGTTTACTATAGTCATAATCACCAGTTGATTTATCCTTTGGATATTTTAAAAGTGGTGTAAATAATTCTTGAATAATTTCAGAACTTTTGTGAACCTTACCAAACCATTCTTTAGAATATATAAGCGCATCATTTTTAATTTTAGTTTCAAAATCCTTTAGATTCTTTAAAAACGCATTTGTGTCAGCGCTTTGATATTCTTCGCCTGGAAATTGTAATGCTAATTCATACTTACCATTACCTACCTCTTCGCCCTCTTTCTTGAAATCACTAGCACCCCATGTAAGCATAAGCGGTGTTGATAGTGTAAGAGTTGTTTTAGTAGATTTACTTAATATATTAACTGATTTACCGCCCTGTGGATTAACCTTAGGGGCTGTATACATAATGTTTTCTGAGTTAAATTGAGTTCCGTCGATAATTCTTTCTGCCATCTTAATAGTATAATTTATATTACTTGATGAATCTTTAAATCAATTTTTTTTTAAATTAAAAATAAAATAAAAATAAAATGTTCTGCTCGATAACCAGTGTATTACAAAATATATTTTACACGATTAAGATATTAAATTATTTATTTAATAGTAAAACAATTCAAAAGAATTATTCTATAATTATTATATAAATGACTATAATTGAAGTTTACATGAATGAAATAACATCAAGATGCGAGAAAAAGATGTTAATAAATAAAACTTTATCAAAAATAGATAATAAAGATACAAAGGAAAATATTATTTTAAACATTCATAATTATAATGAATTGACAAAATATAATTATAATATTCAGCAACTGAAATCAATGACAAAATTTTATAAATTAAAATTAAGTGGTAATAAAAAAGAATTATTAAACAGGGTTTTTATTTTTTTATATTTATCATCGTATATTGTTAAAATTCAAAAAATTTTTAGGGGTGTTTTATATCGGAAATTTCTCTCTTTTTTCGGCCCAGCAATAAAAAATAGATCAATATGTACTAATGAAACTGATTTTGTAACTATGGATAATTTAAATGAATTGCCGTTAACTCAATTTTTCAGTTATAAGGATATCGATGGGTTTATTTATGGATTCGATATTTCATCAATTTACAATTTAATTTTCAAAAAAACCGATGATATTAATAAAATAGGAGGTATTAATCCATACAATAGAAATAAAATACCTAGTTTTGTAATGATCAATTTGAAAATGATATTAAGAATAAGTAAAACATTGAATATCAAAATAGATGTTGTTTTTGATACCAATATTGGTAAAATATCTAATGAAAAAACCGTTGAAATGAGAACTGTTTCACTTTTTCAGAATATTGATTCGCTTGGTAATTATAGCTCACCTGAATGGTTTCTCTCGTTAAACCGAACGCAAGTAATACAATTTATGAGAGAATTAAGTGATATCTGGAATTATCGAGCACAATTGTCATTTGAAACTAAGCGTAATATTTGTCCACCAAATGGTGAACCTTTTAGAAATATCAGCATTTCATACATAACAAGTGAAACCAATATAATCAATATTAAAAAAAATATATTGGAAGTTCTGGAAAGATTTATCAATAATGGCGTCGATAAAGATAGCAAATCTTTGGGTGCTTATTATGTGTTGGGAGCATTGACGCTTGTAAATGAATCAGCTGCTCTTTCTCTCCCATGGCTTTATCAATCAGTTTGCTATTTTTAATTCAAAGAGTTACCTATGCTAAAATATGGAGTGGTGTGTATTTTTTTCTAAATAAAGTGAATAAAATATCTGAACGCATTTTTATTGTACAATGTTATAACATGTATACCCATATTATGGTCATAAAATATATTATTCGCCTTAAATCACTTAAAAGGTACTCCTTTAGGTATAGTATAATAAGATGGCTAGACAAACTAAAACTAAAGCTGAGACTGAACCAGTCCAAACCGCTACTGCTGCTGCTCCAGTTGACACTGTTGTTGCTCCAAAGGAAAAGAAGGTCAAGGTTAGTAAGACTCCCAAGGTTGTTGCTACCTCTACTAGTGAAGTTGCTCCTGTTGTAGATGCTGTTGAAGTAGCACCTGCTGTAGTAGTTGATTCTGAAGTTGAAGCACCAATTGCTGAACAATCTGTTGAATTCATTGCTAAGTTACAACAAGCAGGTGTTCTTCTTTCTTCTTTAAAGAATGAATTTCGCGCCCTTGAGAAGAAGTGGTCTCGTGAACTAAAGGCTGCTCAAAAGCAAAGTTCAAAGAGAAAGCGCAAGGCTGGAAACCGCGCACCATCTGGTTTTGTAAAGCCTACTCGCATTTCAGACGAACTCGCAAAGTTCCTTGACAAGCCAGTTGGTACTGAAATGGCCCGTACTGAAGTCACTCGTGATATTAACAAGTACATTCGCGCACACAGTCTTCAAGATAATGAGAATGGTCGTAAGATCAACCCAGATACAAAGCTCGCAGCACTTTTAAAGCTAAAGAAGACTGATGAACTTACATATTTCAACCTTCAAAAGTACATGAGTTGTCATTTCGCTAAAGCAACCAAGGAAGTAGTTGCTACTGCTTAAACTGTTTCAAAATAACAAATAACAAATAAAAAAATATATAAAAATTGTATTATATATTTTTTAATTTCACTAAGGTATATATTATAACTACATATTAAGAAAAACACGATTGCCAATAATTTTATTTTTTGTAAAAGCATCGATTTCTTCTTTAGGTATATTTCTAACAAAATAACGTAAATATGGGCTGATCATAATTTTATAATTATTTTCACGTATTTTATCTAAAATAAAATAATCTTCCGTGCATGACGGTACAAAAATAATATTGTTATTGAATATTGATTTTTTCATAGCAAAACTAATACCCACTCTCGCAATATAAAAATTATCAGTTGATAAATCCGGACATATATCCCCATAGTATGTTTTCATTCTAAAAATAATAACATCTGGTTCGTAATCATTTTTAGTAGCTTTATTTTCTATACACCCACTCGCTCTACTCGATCCAGTCGATCCACTCATATCACATACAAGAGAGCCAGAAACGTCGATAACAGTGTAATCACATCCACTTATGTCCTTCATATCACATACAAGAGAGCCAGAAACGTCGATAACAGTGTAAT